GTAAAGCCCTTGGTGGAAAAGTTGGATAGTTGGATGGTAAAACAGTTTCTCTACCGCAAAATCACCACGCGTTAACCGTTTTGCATTTAACAGGCCAAACGAATTAACTACTACTGTGCCGCGCACCTGGGCTTTGTGAACGGCGTTTACAAAAGGCAAAAAAAGGGAGCGGCGAAAGCCGCTCCCTTCGCGAGAGGTTACGCTTGCAGTCCGAGTTCCTGCGCGACCGCGATGACTTCCGAAAGGAAGTGATTGATCGCCGTTCCGAGCCGTTCGGGCGTGTGTGCCGCCGAACGGTTGAGCGTCGCTTGCATCGCTTTGCCTTGGATGAGCGCATAAGCGACCATCTTTTCGGGCGACTTGAACGTGCGCACGGCTGGCTTGTCGTTCGCCGCATCCTTCTTGGGCGTCTGCTTGCCGGTCGCGCCCTTCTTGTTCTCGGCGCTCTTGCCGGTCTTGGAGCGGTCGCCGCCGCGCGCCTCCGGCACAGTCACACCCGCATCGGCGAAGATGCGGCTGGAGAGCACGCGAGCGCTCGCATAAGCATCTTCCTCCGTCTGTGTGCGGCGGCCCTTCTGTCCGGCGCGCAGCTTGCCCTTGCCCGATGCGCCCTGATAGTTGAGCACGCGGTCGCGGCAATGCGCGATGAGCGCTTCCTCCGTGCGGTTGTCGCCCTTGCGCGCCAGTGCCGAAGCCATGAAGCCAACGACAGCCGCCAGCTTGACGCTGTTGTAGAGCGATAGCGTTGGCTTCTTGCCGCACACATCGGCAACCGTGGCGAGCAAGCGCGCCCGCGCCTCACCTGAGTTGAACGCGGCCGATGAGACGCGGCCGACATTGGTTGCGAGCGCCTTGGCTTTGTCAGTCTTGGAGATAGCCATTTTGTTAATCCCTTTTACAAAATCCCAGAACGGCCAATCCGTTCTGGCAAGCGCATTATAGCAGGAACGATACTAGCAGGCGCGGATAGATAGTAATTCTTTTCCCGGCCCGAGGCCCCCAAGGGGTTTTTGGTTTGAGCAGGCCCCCGTCCACTTCTCCGTCGCGTGGGGATTTTTTTTCAGCCCCCTCCAAAAATTTTTTACTACTTTTTCCAGGTTGACACCTAGCCGAACCCAGCGCAGTCTGCCCGGGTCTTGCAGCGATGTGAGGCAGGGGCGGTGTCAACTCGGTGCCCCCGAGGGACCCGCCGCCCCGTTCGACGAAGCAGGAGAAGACCCATGTTCACGATCAAATACCGCTATTACACGCCGGCCAAGACGCAACCGGTCGATGGCCCGAAATTCTACGATGAGTGCGAGAGTTGTCACGGCCCGTTCGAGGTCGTCAATCAGGCTCGAGACGATAACGGGTACATCGAGGTGCACGGCATTCGTGGAAGCTCTGATGGCTACTTGCCAATGACATTTGGCCCGTTCCACGATCCCAATGGTGAGGATGTGAAGCCAGGGCAGCAGCATCCTCGTCCAACGCTCTGGGTCATGAACGAGGCCGGCGCCACCGTCGCCAAATACGATCTCTAAACGAAAAAGGCCCCCGGATTTCTCCGGGGGCCAGTCGTGACATTGGAAGAGAGTGACCGAACGCGTGCGTAACGCCAGGTCGAGATCCTTATGCGCGCGATTGACCGCACCCGCAAGCCCCTGATATTAAATCCCTGAACGACGCCACAGCGGACAAGGCTTAGGCTCGCCAGACGGTTATTCATGGGCCGCAGCGCGAGGTGGGTGGCGAGTGGCTGACCAGGCGTCGTTCACGGGGGGACGTATCGCGTGGGGGATCTGGCAACCATCAGGAATTACGACCCGGGTCGTGACCCGGCCGAGATCGGCTGGCCGCCGACGCTCCCGATCGAGATTGCTCTCAAGACCGCACCGATGTCCGACATTCGCGACGCCTATGGCTACTCGCCCGAGGAGTGGTCGGCGCTGCGCGACAACCCCGAGTTCCTGGCCGACCTCGCTGCCGCGGTGCAGATGGTCAAGGAAGAAGGGATGAGTTTCAAGCTGAAGGCCCGCCTCCAGGCCGAGGAGTTGCTCAAGACCAGCTGGAGGCTGATCCATGCACCGATCGACGAGGTCCCGAGCTCGGTCAAGGCTGATCTCATTAAGGCAACCGCCCGCTGGGCTGGATACGATGCGAAAGACGCCGCCGCGGCCGGCGCCGGCAACCAGCTCAACATCCAGATCAACTTATGACATGTTCGAGCTCATCCAGCGCTTTCTCAAGTACACCGGGATCCACCCCGAGACGTTCGGCCGGCTCACGGTCAACGACCCCAACCTCATGTACAAACTCGAGCGCGGCGACGAGCTCGACGACGAGGCCGAGCGCATGGTGCTGACTTTCATGCAGAACTACGAGGACGACCGGGCATGAGTTGTCCTCAACCGTATACCTGGTGCACCGAGCCCAACGGTGACCGTACCTGTAGCTACTGCGGGTCGTTGCATCCCGACGACATGATCGACATCATGTACCGCTACCAGCAGCGCGAGGAAGGCTACGAGTTCGAGCCGAGCGACAAGGGCTACAAGGTCTATGCGCGCCGGCCGGGCGTGCAGAACGCCGGTGAGGGTGGGATCAAGTTTTACGGTTGGCACGTACCGGACGACCGCACCGAGTTCGACGCTGCCTGGCAGCTGACGATCCCAGTGTACCGGGTACGCTCGGCGGAAGAGCGCGAAGAGTGGCAGCGCCGGATGAAAGAAAAGTGGGGGGCCAAATGACCGTTCGCGCACAGGGCTGGGAATGCCCCAGGTGCAGCCGGGTGTGGGCGCCCAAGATCAACGCCTGCGGCGCGTGCAACAGCGAGCTTAGCCCACCCGCGTGGGTCGGCAGCCCGAACAGTTTGGCAAAGTCGTGGACCCCGCAGTGGAACTGGACCTCGGAAGATCCGAGCTTCACCAGCTGATGGCGACGATCCAGTACACCCCGCCGCCCACTGTCCGGGAGTTCATCAAGAACTACATTCCGGGAGCACTAAGCTACTCGTGGATCGTGGGTCCGGTCGGCTCGGGCAAGACCACCGGACTGTTTTTCAAATTGGTCTATATGGCGAAGTTGCAGGCGCCGGGTCCTGACGGCGTGCGCCGGTCGCGCGCGGTGGTCGTTCGCAACACCTTGCCGCAGCTTAGGGACACCACGCTCTCCAGCTGGAATTACTGGTTCAAGGACGGCCAGGCCGGCAAATGGCACGCGACCGACTGGAAATTCGTGCTCAAGTTCGACGATGTCGAGTGCGAGGTGCTGTTCCGGCCGCTCGACCGGCCCGAGGACGTCGCGCGCGTGCTGTCGCTCGAAGTGACCTTCGCACTCATCGACGAGTTCGTGGAGATCCCCAAGCAGATTGTTGAGGCGCTCTCGGCTCGCTGCGGGCGCTATCCGAGTGCGATCATGGGCGGCGCGACCAATTGGGCGATGTTCGGGTCAAGTAACCCGTCGACCGAGGACAATTGGTGGTTCGAGCACCTGCACGATGCGACCATTCACCTGCAGCCGGGCGAAAATCCGCTGGGATTGGCACAGCGCAACGCCCGCTATTTCCTCCAGCCGCCGGGCCTGTTGAGCGATGGCACGTCCAACCCCGACGCCGAGAATGTCGAGAATTTGCCGGGTGGGCCGGCCTATTACACCAACCAGGCCAAGGGTAAGTCGGAAGCCTGGGTCAAGCAGTTCCTCGAGACCCAGTGGGGCTATTCGATCAGCGGCAAGCCGGTGGTGCCGACCTTCAAGCCCGAGCTGCACGTTGCCAGAGCGGCGCTCAACTACAACCCCAATCTGCCGCTGATCGGCGGGTTCGATCCCGGGCTCGGCGGGTCGGCGATGATCTTCGGCCAGGAGGACCTCGACGGGCGCCTGCTGGTGCTTGGCGAGCTGGTCCAGACCGGTTACGGCACGACCCGCTTCATCAGCGAGAAATTGAAGCCCTACCTCAAGCGGCGCTTCCCGCTGCTCGACATGAGCAACTTCATCGTCGCGCCGGATCCGGCCGCAGCCAACCGCGCGCAGAATGACGAGAAGACCGCGGTCGACATCCTCAAGAAGCACTTCAACGTCAAGGTCGAAAGCAACAACCGACTGCCCTTGCGGCTCGATGCGATCGAGCACTTCACCACCCGCCTGGTCGACGGCAAGCCTGCGCTGCTGGTCGATGCCAAGGAGTGCCCGGTGCTGCTGCGCGCGCTGAAAGGCGGCTGGCGCTACGCGCTCGACAAGAACGAGAATTTGAAGGCCGA